AAGCTTATCCAAGAAGCAAAATGAAAGAAGGAGCCAAGAATCTTCCATGGGAGATGGAGGCATATAATAAAAAATAAAGAATATGAGCAAAATAATTTCATGGTTAACTGGAGGACTTATCAAAGAAGTAGGTAATGTAATCGATAGCTTAACTACCACAAAGGAAGAGAAACTTGAAATTAAAAAGCAATTGCAGGTTATTCTTGAAAAAGCCGAAGCTAACGCTCAGGCAGAAGTTACTTCAAGATGGAAATCAGACATGAGCTCCGATAGTTTCCTTTCAAAAAATATAAGGCCAATGGTCTTAATATATCTTACTTTTATATTTTCAGTACTTGCATTTGCAGATGGAAATATAGGGGAATTTACAATAGCAGAAGAATATATACCCATTTTTCAAACGCTGTTAGTTACAGTATACGGGGCTTACTTTGTTGGTAGGTCTTGGGAAAAGGGTAGAAAAATAATGAACAACAAAATAAACAAAGAATAAAATGGGACAATACGGAAATCAACCAGATTTTGGAACAGAAGCAGCAGTTGTAACACCTATAGCTGACGCAGCAATACCAACTACAACTAAACTAGGCGGAGCTTGTTTATATGTAGGAGTAGCGGGAGACGTTAAAGTAATACTTTCTAGCGTTTCAGGTGCTAAGAATACAGTAACTGCTATATCATTAATATCCGGGGGAACCGGATATATTACAGGAACTGGGGCAACTACGGTAACCAGCGCTGTACCAGAGCCTACTGGATCGGGGTTAACAATAGCATTTGTAGCAGCAGCGGGAGTTGTAACTTCAGGTACTGTGGCAGCGGCTGGTAGCAACTATAGAGTAGGCGATATTGTAACAATTGCGCTTGGATCAAATAATGCTACCTTCAGAATAGATGCTACTCAAACCTTAGAGCCTACTGCTACTGACGCAATCACATTTAAAGCGGTGCCAGCTGGATCTATACTACCGGTTATAGTTGATTATGTATTAGCAACCGGAACTACAGCAACTGACATGATAGCACTGAAATAATATGGCATTAGGAAACGCAATAGGAATAGGTATTCCCATGGTAAACTTAGGTTTAGGTGGAGGAGGAGCGCCCGTTGATGCGCGTTTTATTATATCTGTAAAAACAGACAATATTGGTACATCAAATAACGATCAATTTACGTTGCCTTGGACAGGCGATTATGATGTAGAGTGGGGAGACGGAGTTACAGACACGGGGCAAAGCGGCTCAACAACACACACATACTCAGCCGCCGGTACTTATGAAATTTCAGTAACACCAACAAGTAATTGTCAGATGAACTTCAATAATGGAGGCGATAAACAAAAACTTATAGAGATTAAAAACTGGGGTACTGGTACTTGGACAAGTTTCGCAAAATCATTTTTGGCTTGTAGTAAATTAACAACAATTAGCGCTACTGATGTGCCTGATTTAAGTATTGTAACAACAATAGCGCAAATATTTCAAAACTGTAATTTATTATCCAGTGCAGCTAGTTTAGCAAATTGGGACACAAGTAATGTTACAAGGATGGAAAATTCTCTTAGGAATGCCGAGCAATTCAATGAAGATATTTCATCTTGGGATATAAGTAATGTAACGAGAATTGATGGGATGTTCTTCGATTGTTTAGCGTTTAACCAGCCAATAGGTAGTTGGAATACCGGTAACGTTACAACCATATCAAATACGTTTAGAAGAAATAGTTTTTCATTTGACCAAAGTTTAGCTGGTTGGGATATAACAAGTGTTACAGCTGCGGCAGATATTTTTAAAGATACTGGTTTATCTACATCTAATTATGATGCTACATTAATAGGTTGGGCAGCACAAAGCATAACTAATGCAGTTAGTATTAACTTTGGTAATTCACAATATACTTTGGGTGGTGCAGCAGAAGCGGCAAGAAACACATTAGTAACTACGTATGGCTGGACAATCACAGATGGCGGTGGTATATAAAAAATAAAATTATGTCAAAAGGAAATTTAAAAAGCACAGATATATGTTACCCCGCCCAAGAAACTTGGTTTATCTGTTGGGATGACACTAGAGATAATATAAAAGCTTATGGCTCTATAAATACAGACCAATGTATGGAAACCTATTGGGATGAGGTAGATTATTACTTAGACGAAGCGGAGTGGTTGAAGATTTTATTGCAAAATGGTATAAATCCAGATCCAGATAATGGTGTAGATGCATTATTAAACTAATAAAAACAAGTTTTTAAAAATTACGCGTGATTATATAATAAATAAGTCAGTAATCAAATCTAATATTATGAAAAATTTAATTATCGCGTTATTTATTACGCTAGCATCATTTACAGCAAAAGCACAAGAACAGTTTAATGGTATATGGGCAAACAGTGGCTCAGGCTATATGAAAACTATTTTGGCTAGCGAATACAAAGTGCTAAAAGTTTATAATACAAGCTTTGAAGAATACAGGGTTATTCCAGAAACAATTCAAGGCGAAAGAAAAAATGAATTTTACACGAAGTTGTACAATAAAGAAAACGGATATCAAGTTACAATAAAGTACAAATTGCAAGACACAAATACTATATTAGCAATTTATTCTGGACATATAAATGAAACACACACGCTAACCAGATTATATTAAAAAATTATGGCCTACACGCAAAAACCAAGAACGGGAAGAATAGGAAGATCAAATGGAGAATCTTTCGCGTTAAAAGGATTAATAACACCTCTAAAGTTTCATAAAGGGGTGGCGCACAAAAAGAAAAAGGTAAAAAAGTACGATGTGAGTACCGGCAAAACAAATGAAATTGATGTTACTGAAGGATCTGGCTCTGACAGAGCAGCTGCAGAGTATGGTAATGTCGTTGATTTTGGCAAATCTGTTTCTCAGAAAAAATCTACTACAACAGGTAAGTTGCGAGAAGGAACAAATACAAACGTTATGGCTAGCGCTTCTACTTTCGGCAAATTACCAAAAGGCTATAAAGGGAGAGCTTTTGACAAAAACAACAAAATAGTAGACTTTTCAAACAGCAATCAAGATAAAAGAAGAGGCGAAATGTTTAGAATATATAAATAATTATTAATTAACAATTAAATTAAATCAAAATGAGTAAAGTAAAAAAAATGGAGACAGCTCCAAAAACAATCACCAAAGACGAATTAGAAAAAGTAACTACTCTTCAAGGAGAATTACAATCTTATTTAGCAAACATTGGTGTGCTGGAAATACAAAAAGCTAAAGCTATTTTTCAAGTTAATATGCTTGAGAAAGAAATGGAAGAAGTAAAAAAAGATATTGAAGCAAATTACGGCCCAGTTAATATAAACCTTGCTGACGGAACTTACGAAGAAGTTAAAGCATAAGGTTATGGGAAGTGTTATAAGAAAAATTAGTATCGGGGCTGACTATAAAAACGAAGCAATGCATTACTCTGTTAAACAGACAGTTTACGGCGGCCACGAAATTTCTCATATAATATTCGAAGAGTCTGATAATTCTTATAATATATTTATAAAAAAACAAGACGAGGTAATGCCGTGGAAGAAGTTTAATTCTAACATGGCAATATCCGTTGAGTATGACTTGGAGTATTAATGCGGAGTATATATGATTTTATCATAAAACCAGTTGGTAAAAGATATGATAACGAGGTAAAGGTTGGGGAGCACACCTTAATAACAAATAGCTCTATAGAAAGTTTTAAGCACGTTAACAATATTGCGGAAGTAGTTGAAACACCAGCCGCATTTGCAACACCTATAAAAAAAGGGGACTTAATTGTCATACATCACAATGTATTTAGAGTTTTCTATGACATGAAAGGAATCAAAAAGAACAGCAGATCATTTTTAAAAGACGGGTACTTTTTTTGCAGCATCGATCAAGTATATTTGTATAAAAGAAATAAAACTTGGAAATCATTCGGCGACAGATGTTTTGTTGCCCCGGTCAAAAATAAAAGCGTTTTAAGCAATGAAAAAACGGCTGATCTTATTGGTATACTAAAAATAGGTAATAGCTCTTTAGAGAGCGCTGGAATCAATCCAGGAGACATAATAGGGTTTACGCCTAATAGCGAATGGGAATTTGTTATAGACGATCAGATTATGTATTGTATGAAATCAAATGATATTGTTATAAAGTATGAACTCGATAGAAACGAAGAGGAGTATAATAGCCGCTGGGCGCAAAGCAATTAAAGAATTAGTAAAGGTAGCAGAGGAAAAGATCGTTGACTCAGAAGAAGATATATCAGCTGACAGACTTAAAAATGCTGCCGCCACTAAAAAGCTTTGTATATTAGATGCCTTTGAAATATTAAATAGAATACAGGAAGAAGAAAGTATGATTGCAGAGGCAACTAAAACTTCAGATAAACCTGCGTTCAAGGGCTTTGCAGAAGGGAGATCTAAGTAATGGCTTACAAGCAAGAATTATATAGTATAGTCAAAGACTATATCAGGCCCCAAGCGATTAAGAAAAAAAATCGTTATGCAAAGTGGGAATACGGTTACGATAAAGAACACGATGTTGTTGTTATAAGCAAGACCGGTAAAATAGGCGATATATATTTAATAAGCGGAGTGCATATTGCATTACCACTATTACAAGATAAGCCTGCTAAGGGTATAAACAAATGGAAAGCGGCTGAGTATCCAAAAGAATTAAGTAAAATAAAAAGCGAAGCGGACTGGATAAAATATCCAAATGCTTTTAAAGAGAAATGGCATGGGTATATTGATGAAGAGTTTAACAGGCGTGAAGAGGGTTTTTGGTTTTATAACAAGGGCAAGCCTACTTACATTACTGGTACTCACTACATGTACCTGCAGTGGTCCAAGATTGATGTTGGGCAGCCAGACTTTCGAGAATCAAACAGATTATTCTACTTATTCTGGGAGGCTTGCAAGGCAGACAGTAGATGCTACGGCATGTGCTATCTTAAAAACAGACGGTCAGGATTTTCTTTCATGGCTTCCGGCGAGACCGTTAACCAAGCAACAATATCTTCGGATGCTCGATTTGGTATACTGTCCAAATCTGGACCCGATGCAAAGAAGATGTTTACAGACAAAGTTGTACCAATATCGGTTAACTATCCATTCTTCTTTAAACCAATCCAGGATGGGATGGACCGTCCCAAAACAGAACTCGCATACAGAGTCCCTGCTTCAAAATTTACAAGGAGAAAACTCGAATCAAATGCAACTCCAGAAGAAATCGTCGGGCTTGACACCACGGTTGACTGGAAAAACACGGGTGACAACTCGTACGATGGGGAAAAATTAAGATTACTAATCCACGATGAAAGTGGTAAATGGGAAAGACCAACCAATATACTTAATAACTGGCGAGTAACTAAAACTTGTTTAAGATTAGGTAGCAGAATTATTGGGAAGTGTATGATGGGATCAACATCAAACGCCTTAGATAAAGGTGGTAAAAACTTTAAAAAATTATACGATAGTTCTGACGTAGCAAACAGAAATAAGAACGGCCAAACAAAAAGCGGCTTATATAAGTTGTTTATTCCAATGGAATGGAACTATGAAGGTTTTATAGATGAATATGGTTGGCCTGTATTTGAAACACCTAAGAAAGAAACGGTGGGTCCTCACGGAGACATAATAGAAGAAGGTGTTATAAATCATTGGGAAAATGAAGTTGAAGGTTTAAAAGATGATGCCGACGCATTAAACGAATATTACCGTCAATTTCCTAGAACAGAACAACACGCATTCAGAGATGAATCAAAACAATCTATATTTAACTTAACCAAAATTTATCAACAGATAGATTATAATGAAGAGTTAAAAAATAATACGATGGTTACTCGTGGTAACTTTCAATGGAAGAACGGTATAAAAGATACTGAGGTTATGTTCTATCCTAACAAGGACGGACGATTTTATATAACTTGGGTGCCTAATCAAAATCAACAAAACAATATAATAGTAAAGAATGGTATTAAATATCCAGGAAATGAACACATGGGTGCTTTTGGTTGCGATAGCTACGATATTAGTGGTGTCGTTGGCGGCGGCGGCTCTAACGGAGCTTTGCATGGATTAACTAAGTTTTCAATGGAGGATGTACCTCCTAACCATTTCTTTTTAGAATATATCGCAAGACCTTCAACAGCCGAGATGTTTTTTGAAGATGTACTTATGGCTATGGTATTTTACGGCATGCCAATACTTGCGGAAAACAATAAACCAAGATTACTTTATTATATAAAAAGAAGAGGATATAGGGGTTACTCTATGAATAGGCCAGATAGAACATATAATAAGTTGTCTATATCAGAACGAGAAGTAGGAGGAATACCTAATTCAAGTGAAGATATAAAACAAGCGCACGCATCTGCTATTGAAACATATATAGAAGATTTTGTAGGAGAAAAAGTAGACGGTTACGGTGATGTTTATTTACAAAGAACATTGCAAGACTGGGCTAAATTTGATATAAACAACAGAACAAAGTATGATGCATCTATAAGCTCAGGGCTAGCCTTAATGGCTTGCAATAAGCACAGGTACACTCCTAAAGCTGCGACACAAAGAAAAGTATATACTTTAGGATTTAAGAAATACAATAACGAGGGAGCTACTTCAAAAATAATATAATAA